CGACCGGCACGCTGGCCGAGCTTACGGTTAACCCCGAGTCTGACTTGATCGGTGAGTTCCAGCTTCGCATTACCCCGCCTGTGGCGAGTGGGTATGAGCTGATGATCTACCGAGCAACTCCGCGGGACCTGCCGCTCGTTGACTTTACTGACGGCAGCCAGCTGCCCGAGGTCAACCTTGACATCGTCGCACGACAGTCCATCTTTGTTGCCGCTGAATCAGCTGACTGGTTAGGCGTATCCTCGACTGAGGACCTGACCGCGCTGGCTACGGCTGCCGGCAACGCCGCAGCAGCAGCATCGGCCAGTGCCGGCGCACCATCGGGCAGTGCGTCTGCCGCATCCATCGCGTCTACCGCTGCCACCGCGGCTGCTACCGCGGCGGGCGCCAGCCAGTCCGCTTCCGCCGCAAGCTCAGCGAGCGCTGCCGCTTCCGCTGTGAGCGCTGCTGCCTCCGCGGCGAGCGCGGGGGCTGCTCCGGCCCTTGGCGCGTATGACCCGGCATTCGCATACGCAGCGGCCAGCGTCGGGTGGGGCCTTCAGCGCCCCGCCGTGCTACTCAACGCCTACCCCTCCGTGGACACCACGGGGGCAACTAACTGCACAGCAGCAGTGCAGGCCATCATCGACGCCAACAAGGGCAAGCGGATCGTCTTCGGCCACGGTGGTGTCTTTCTGCTGGCTGGGCTGATCCTGTCTGGCTCGTCTTATGACGGCACGCAGCTTGTGATTGAGGGCGAGGTCAAGATGGCCCCCAGCCCGAGCATCACGGCAACCAACTTTCAGAGCGCCTTCTGGTCGGGGATTGTGTTCCACAGCACCGACCGGTGCGGGATCAACATCACCGGCAACATCAACGGCAACCGGACGGCGCAGCCTGACTACGAGTTCTGCCATGCCCTGGTGCTCGCGGGCGTGACCAACTTCACGGCGCCGCAGATCGTCATCAGAGAGGTGCGTGGGGACGGGCTGTACATCGCGCAAGCGCTGGTTACCTCAAGCTCGGCCAACTCGCGCGGGATCAGCATCGGTCAAATCCATGTCAGCAATAGCGCAGACGATGGGCGCAACGGCGTCTCAATCATCAGCGGCAATGACATCATGATTGGGTCGCTGTCCAGCTACAAGGTCGGCGGCGTAGTCGGCGGTGTCCGAGAGCCCGGTGGGTTTGACATCGAGGCGGACCACAGTTACCAGAACGTGGATAACGTGACCATCGGCGCAATGGTGCTGGTCGGTGCTGGTACGACGATGCTTGGCATCAACGGCGCTGGCGGTTTCCAGAACACCACGAATGTCACGATTGGGTCTGCCGTTGTCCAAAACACGAACGCACCCAACGTCACCAGCGAGTTGAGCGGGACACCGGACTCGACGAACTACTACACGCTCTCCATCCAGAACGCACGAGCGATTCGTATCGCAGAGTTTAACGGGCGGTTCAGCGCGGCCTTCGGCGACGGGATCACTGTCCAGAACTGCGACGACATCAGATTTTCCGGCCGCGTTGATTACACGAAGATTGGCGCACAGCTGGGCAACTTCACGGCAGTCACGAACAGCGAGTTCGACATTCGAGTCTCGGCTGTGTCGCGGTACGGTATCCTTACTGGCAACCTGACTGACGTAAAGATCAGCGGGATCGTGGACAACCTGTCCAGCGGGAAGTTCTCGACCAAGTGCGCTGTCGTTGCGTTGCGGACTGGTGGGGTACAAACCCGCGTCCTCTATTCCGTTGACGTGCCCTACGACGCAAACTGGACCAGGACCTACCGACAGGATGCGTCATTCCCTGTGACGTTCAACGACTGCCGCATCGCTAACTGCGCGCTGCTCGGATGGGGCGCCCCCACGGCGGAAAGCTGGGGCGATATGCCTATCCCGCGCGTCAACGTGCAGGGCCTGAACGACGCATCCGCAATCCCCACGGGCGGCTATGCGGTGCGCGGGGACTTCATCCGCAACATACTCCCAACCCTGAGCGCCGGGAAAGTGACGCTTGGCTGGACCCGGCTGACAAGCGGCACGGGCCATGTGCTCAATACGGACTGGGCTGCGGCTGTCTGCCCTAACGCCTAATCCGACCAGCAACACGAGACTACCATGAAGCAAGACCTACTCTACGACCACACCATCCAGGCCGAGGCCACCAAAGCCGCGCCCGCTGTCGGCGTGGTTGCGAGTAGCCTTGCTGGGGTTCCGTGGGACACCATCGTCTACATCCTGACAGCGATCTACGTATTGCTGCAGATCATCTTCATAGTCCGCGATAAGTGGTGGAGGGACAAAGATGGCAGCGAGTGACAAAGTCCTTGGCGAGCTACACAAGCTCGTCGCACAATCCCTCTCGGACGACCTGACTGCGGCGCAGTCAATCGAGGACCCGGCGCTCCGCGCTGCGACCATCGACAAGGCGCGTGCCCAAGCAATCGCCTTCCTAAAGAACAACAGCATCACGGCGGACATCGAGACCAACGCCGAGCTTGGTGCGCTCAAGGAGACCCTGGCCGCAAAGCGCCAGAGCCGCCCGCGCGCCGCGCTTGAAGATGCCCTGGCCCAGTTCAATCAGATGAACCCGGGCCTGCCCTCGTGAAGGGCCGCGAGACTCACGTTGAAGCGCTGCACCGGTTCGAGCAACTAGCGCTCTTGCAGGACCACTACCGGCACTTCCCGGACTTCCTGCAAGACGCCATGTCCGAGCTGGGCTTCAACGTCACCGAGCTGCAGTACGACATCGCCAGCTTCATGGAGCACGGGCCGCAGCACCTGATGGTGCAGGCCCAGCGGGGCCAAGCCAAGACCACCATCGCTGCAGCCTTTGCAGTGTTCGACCTGATCCACAACCCGAAGCATCGGGTGTTGATCGTGTCTGCCGGTGGGACGCAGGCTACCGAAATCAGCACGCTGATCGTCCGCTTCATCATGACGCTGGACGTTCTGGCTTGCATGCGCCCGGACAAGATGGCAGGCGACCGCGCGAGCGTGGAAGCCTTCGATGTACATCACAGCCTCAAGGGACTCGACAAGAGCCCCAGCGTGGCGTGCGTGGGCATCGGCGCCAACCTTCCCGGCAAGCGTGCAGACCTGCTGATCCCGGACGACGTTGAGTCTCCGAAGAACGGCATGACCCCGCTGCAACGCGGGCAGCTGCTTCACCTGACCAAAGAGTTCACCTCGATCTGCTCGACGGGCCGCATCCTGTGGCTCGGCACCCCGCAGACGAACGAGTCCATCTACAACAGCCTGCCCTCTCGGGGCGTCACGATCCGGGTATGGCCCGGCCGTTACCCTACCCCCGAGCAGCGCAACTTCTACGGCAGCCGCCTTGCGCCGTACATCGCTCGCCGGCTTGACGCCGACCCGGGCCTGGGCCAGGGCGGTGGTATGCTGTCCGATCAAGGCCAGCCGACCGACCCGCAGCTGTTCGATGAGGACACGCTGCAGCGCAAAGAGCTGGACCAGGGCACCCCGCACTTCCAGCTACAGTACATGCTGAATACGGTGCTGGCAGACTCTCAGCGCTTCCCGCTGAAGCCCAGCTTGCTCGTGCTGCTCCAGGGCGCCGGCAACCGCTGGCCCATGGAGATTGTGCGAGGCATGGACGCGGCCCTGCTACGGGACTTCAGCGTTGCTGACTTTCCGTTCCAGCTGATGACGCCGCATGAGGTGAGCCGCGAGACGGCCAACCTCCAGGACATCTGGGCCTGCATTGACCCGGCTGCCGGTGGCGCCAACGGGGACGAGACTGCCTACGCAGTCGCCGGCTTCCTGAATGGCAACGTGATCCTCCTGTCCTGCGGTGGCCTCCCTGGCGGCTACACGGAGGACAAGCTCACCGAGCTTGCCAAGCGGCTGGCCCGCTTCAAGCTGTCGGGCGTGACCATCGAGAAGAACATGGGCTACGGTGCATTCGCTGCCGTCTTCACACCCATCCTCCGCAAGCACATCACCTGCCAGATTGACGAAGACCTCGTCACTGGTCAGAAAGAGCGCCGCATCATCGACACCCTCAGCCCCGTCATGGGGCGCGGCTCGTTGATCGTGCACCCTGATGTCCTGCAAGAGGACGCTGACGACTGCATGCGCTACGCCCCCGGCCTGCGCCAGAACTACAGCCTGTTCTTCCAGCTGGCCCGCATGACCCTTGTGCGTGATGCCCTGCTGCACGATGACCGTGCCGACGCCGTTGAAGCAGTGGTTCGGCACTTCCAGGCAGCGCTGGCGCAAGACCAGCACAAGAAGCTACAGAGCCAGCGAGACCGAGAGCACCGTGAGATGCTCAAGGACCCCCTCGGGTATGGCAAGAAGACACCCGGCGACCAACGCCCCAACATGCTGCGCCGCTGGCGCAAGTAAGGAACATCATGCGAGTTGAAAACCTGCCCAGCCCCGGCCTCCTGTCCAAGGGCATTGCTCTGCGCACGACCGCAGCACAAGCCATCAGCGCTGTCGAGATCACGGCCGGCCTGACGCCGGGCGGCAAGACCTCCGCGGCCACTGCGCTGCAGACGTTCTTCACGGCCTGCGCCACGGCGCTGAACAGCCTGACGGACAGCACGGCTCCGACCGTGGTCAGCCGCGTGCGCAACAGCGCGACGCAGAGCACGATCACTTTCAGCGAGCCGCTGGAGACCTCGGTCGTGCCCGCAGCCGCCTCCTTCACCATCTCGGGTGGCAGCACCGTGACCGCCGTTGCCGTTGTTGGCAGCACCATCGTGCTGACCGGCACCGGGCACACCGCGGCCCAGACCGTCACGTACACGCAGCCTGCCGTCAACGGCGCGCGTGACCGCGCTGGCAACCTGATCGCCTCGTTCTCCGGCGCCCTGGCCTAAGCCATGAAGCCCCTGTTCACTGCGGTTCGATCCGCGATGGCAGGGGCAGTGGCTCGGCGGGTCGCTGTTGGCGCACTGTCCATCAGCGCCGCGGGCACTGCCGGCATCATCGCCCACGAGGGGGAGGTCCGCAAGGTCTACCTCGATCCGATCAACATCCCGACCGTGTGCGTTGGGCACATCGCCACAGTCAAGCACACCAAGGTTGGCACGCCGTTCTC